GTCTATCAGCGGATTATTGATGAGTATGGGCCAGACTCGGCGCAGGCGCACGTTGAGGTGTACGGTCAGTTCCCCAACGCGGGTGATGACCAGTTTATTGGGGCCGACATTGTGGACGACGCGATGAAGCGGACGAAGTATCAGGATCAGTCAGCACCGATTGTGATTGGTGTAGACCCCGCACGGTTCGGAGCGGATGCCACGGTCATTGCGGTGCGCCAAGGTCGGGACATTGTGAAGATCATGCGCCACCGTGGGGACGACACCATGACGGTGGTCGGGCATGTGATCGAAGCGATTGAGGAGTTCAAGCCGACGTTGACCGTGATCGACGAAGGTGGCCTGGGTGCTGGCATTGTGGATCGGCTGAAGGAGCAACGCTACAAGATCAAGGGCGTGAACTTCGGGAATAAGGCGAAGAACCCGATCATGTACGGCAACATGCGCGCGCAGATGTGGGGTGACATGCGCGAGTGGCTGAAAACTGCGGCGATTCCAAACGACAGGTTCTTGAAGACGGACTTGATTTCGCCTATGATGAAGCCTGACTCAAAAGGGACGATTTTCTTGGAAAGCAAAAAAGACATGAAGTCGCGTGGGTTGGCGTCACCTGACGCTGCCGACGCAATTGCTGTTACATTTGCATTTCCTGTAGCACATCGGCAATATGTTGAACCAACCCGCCGCGTGAACGCGCAAGGCAGTGGGGTCAACGCATCATGGATGGGGAGTTAAATGAAGAAGACGGTATCTCTGTCAGTAGGTCGAGGCGAGAAACTGCCCACGTCCAAGGGCGCTGGTTTGACGGCCAAAGGGCGCGAGAAGTACAATGCGGCGACGGGTTCTAACCTTAAAGCGCCAGCACCAAACCCTAAAACCAAGGCAGATCAAGGGCGCAAGGATTCATTTTGTGCAAGAATGGGCGCTGTAGCGGCCAACGCCAAAGATGGCGAACGTGCTAAAGCAGCCCTTAAAAGATGGAAGTGTTGATATGGCTACCAAACCTGGACTTTACGCAAACATCCACGCAAAACAGGCTCGTATCAAAGCGGGTTCTGGCGAGAAGATGAACAAGCCTGGCAGCAAGAATGCGCCAACGGCCAAAGACTTCAAAGAGTCAGCTAAAACCGCAAAGAAAAAATGACAGATTACACAGGCATCGCCGCAGCCGGTGCTGTGGCCAACGGCGGCAAAAAGAAGACTGAGTCTGGTATTCTGGCGACCGCCCGCGACCGCCTCAACATGGCGATTGGCGCGTTGTCTGAATCCCGTGAAGATGAGATTGACGATTTAAAGTTCTACGCTGGCTCACCCGACAATCGCTGGCAGTGGCCAGCGGACGTGTTGGCCACCCGTGGTTCTGTGCAAGGCCAGACGATCAACGCCAGACCGTGTCTGACGATCAATAAGTTACCCCAGCACGTAAGACAGGTGACCAATGACCAAAGGCAGAACCGCCCAAGTGGCAAGGTTATTCCAGCCGATGACCACGCAGACATCGAAGTCGCCGAAATCTTCAACGGCATGGTCAGACACATCGAATACATCAGCGATGCTGACGTCGCGTACGATACAGCGTGTGAAAACCAAGTCTCCTACGGCGAAGGGTACATCCGCATCCTGACCGAATACTGCGACGAAAACACGTTTGACCAAGACATCAAGATTGGCCGTGTACGCAACTCGTTCAGTGTCTACATGGATCCAACGATCCAAGACCCAACTGGTGCAGATGCCAAATGGTGCTTCATCACTGAAGACATCACCAAAGAAGAATACGCGCGGATGTACCCCGACTCTGCGCCCATCACCACATTGCAAACGCTGGGTGTGGGTGACCAAAATTTGAGTCAGTGGCTCATGGAAGACACTGTTCGCATTGCTGACTACTACTACGTAGACTACGACCGAGCAACGCTTAACCTGTACCCTGGGAACGTGACCGCATTTGAAGGCACCCTAGAGGACAAACAACTGAAAGAAATCTATGGAAAACCTAAAAAATCTCGTGAATCTGATCGTGTCAAAATTAAATACTGCAAGATTAACGGCTATGAAATTCTTGAAGAACGCGATTGGGCGGGAAAATACATCCCCGTAGTTCGCATTGTTGGCAATGAATTTGAAGTTGATGGTAGGTTGTATGTCTCCGGCTTGGTGCGTAACGCCAAGGATGCCCAGCGCATGTACAACTACTGGGTAAGCCAAGAAGCAGAGATGCTGGCCTTGGCACCCAAGGCACCGTTCATTGGTTACGGTGGCCAGTTTGAAGGCTACGAAAACCAGTGGAAGACTGCCAACACGACCAATTGGCCGTATTTGGAAGTCAATCCAGACGTCACAGACGGCCAAGGTGCTGTTTTGCCGTTGCCTGCACGTGCCCAGCCACCAATGGCCTCCAGCGGTCTGTTGCAAGCCAAAGCTGGCGCGTCTGAAGACATCAAAGCGTCTACCGGCCAATACAACGCATCTTTGGGTATGTCATCCAATGAACGCTCAGGCAAAGCCATTTTGGCTCGCCAGCGCGAGGGCGACGTGGGCACTTACCACTACGGCGACAACTTGGCCCGTGGTGTGCGTCATATCGTGCGTCAGTTGGTGGACTTGATCCCCAAGGTGTACGACACCCAGCGCGTGGCCCGCATCATTGGTGTGGACGGCGAAACCGATATGGTCAAGTTAAACCCTGACCAGCCGGAAGCAGTTCGCAAAATTACCGATCAGAACAACCCAGACATTGTCATTGACAAAATCTACAACCCCAACGTCGGCAAGTACGATGTGGTGGTGGCAACTGGCCCAGGCTACGCAACCAAGCGCCAAGAAGCGTTGGAAGCAATGGCTCAACTGTTGCAGGGTAATCCGCAACTGTGGTCTGTGGCTGGCGATTTGTTCGTGAAGAACATGGATTGGCCAGGCGCGCAAGAGATGGCCAAGCGGTTTGCCAAGACCATTGATCCTAAGCTCATGGAAGACGGCGACAAGCCGCCAGAGTTGCAGGCAGCAGAACAGCAAATGCAAGCGATGGGTCAAGAGCTTGACCAACTGCATGAGATGCTTAAAAACGTTGGCAAGTCGATTGAAGCGCAAGAAATGCAACGCAAAGATTTTGAAGCTGAAGTTAAGATGTATGAAGCTGAAACCAAGCGAATTGCTGCGGTGCAGGCTGGCATGACTGAGCAGCAGATTCAAGATATTGCGATGGGCGTGGTTGCTGCGGCGATGGAGTCGCAGAATATGATGAATGAAATGCCTGAGATGCCTCAGCAAGAGATGATGCCTGAAGAAGAAATGATGCCGCCTGAACAACAAATGGGAATGCCACAATGAAAGCCGCTGATTTTTTAGGTGTGCTGTTTCTAGCACGGGACGTGGCGCACAGCGTTCACTTGAACACCCGCAGTTTCAGCAAGCATGAAGCACTTAACATTTTCTATGATCGCATTGTTGGCGCGGCAGATGATTTTGCTGAAGCCTACCAAGGCCGTCACGGTTTGATTGGCCCCATCACTTTGCATTCGGCAAAGAAGACATCCAACATCATTGAGTTTTTAGAAAGCTCGTTGGCTGAAATTGAAGGTGCGCGGTATAAGGTTGCAGACAAAACAGATTCGTCATTGCAACAGCTTATCGATAACATCGTTGAAATTTATCTTCGCACACTTTACAAACTCAAATACTTGGCATGACCGTTTCAGTTACGCATTCAACCCCCGCAGATGCCTCGTTTAGCGCCACTGGCGCGGCGGCTTGGGATGCCACGCACACATTAACTGGTGTGGGTACGATGGCTGAACAAAACGCCAACAACGTAACCATCACTGGTGGTTCGATTACTGGTGTCGCAGGTTTGGGCACAGTTACCTCTGTTACGGGTACGTCTCCTGTTGCATCAACGGGCGGGGCAACACCTGTAATTTCAATGCCAGCCGCTACCACATCTGTAAGCGGTTATTTAACTTCTACTGATTGGACAACTTTTAATAACAAGGGTTCGGGAACTGTAACAAGTGTGGCGGCAACAGTCCCATCATTCTTGTCTGTTACTGGCTCACCGATTACATCAAGTGGCACATTGGCAATTGCTCTTGCGTCTACTCCTACTAATGGTCAGTTATTGATTGGCGATGGCACAGGGTTTTCCTACGCCACATTGACTGCTGGTAGCAATATCACAATTACAAATTCAGCGGGTGGTATTTCTATTGCCTCAAGTGGTGGTGGTGGTTCTTCATCACCAATTCCAAAACTCTTATCTTGGTCAATCGGAGGCTTTTAAATGGCACAAAATACAAACCCAATCTTTCCACTAACGCCAGTAAATAGTTGGGTAAGTGGTGCGGCGGCTAATGCGGCAACGCCCGGCGTGACCGCCAACACAACCAAAGACCTGACAGCAGGGACAATTTATGGCCCGATTTTTACTGGCAAAGCAGTTGATGGCTCAAGGCTTGATTTTATAAAATCTAGAGCATTAGGAACAAACGTAGCAACTGTTATTCGTATATGGATAAACAATGGCTCTGTTACTACTACTGCGGCTAACAATGCTTTGTATCTTGAAAGAACTTTGTCATCAACAACGGTATCTGAAACGGCTGAACAGCCTGATATTATTTTGCCTTTAAACATTAGTTTGCCAGCGGGTTATCGTATCTACGCAACATTTGGCACAGCAGTAGCGGCAGGATTTCACCTTGTTGCTGTTGGTGGAGACTATTAATGTTTACAGGTTTTGCATCTGAAAACACCCCTGCAATACAGGTATGGGATTTTTTTAATGCCTTATCAGGTACTAACAGAATTACATTAGCAGATGATTGTGCGCCAATTCAGTATTTTAAGACGGGTGGAACAGGAACAGCGATAAATGTTTATTTGCCCTCTGCTCCAATTGAAGGCAAGCAAATAAAGATTTGTAGTGCAAGATATGGAAGCCTTACCCAAAATATAGAAATCTATGCGTCTGATAGAAATGCGGGCGGTACAAGTTCTAGTCTTATTACAGTTGGCGTAGGGCAAACATTAGATTTATGCTATTCCAAAAATTTTATTTCATTGACTAGTGCAGGTGGTCTTTCAGGAAGTGGTTGGATTTTTCTTAATCAAGCGCCAGTTTCTGCTGTAAATTATCGTTCAGTAGTTGCTGGTGGTAATGTTAACTACGCCACAGCGCCACATGGTGTAGTTTCAGGTGGAAATCTAAACACCAACACAGGTGAGGCCTCAACAATTTCTGGAGGCTCTCAAAACAGCGCAAGTAATGCAACGTCAACAGTTTCTGGTGGCGCTAATAACTCTGCATCTGGAGATACTGCAACAGTTTCTGGAGGTCAATCTAACAGTGCCAGTGGTACTCGATCAATAACAGCAGGTGGTAATAGCAATACTTCCAATGGAATAGAGTCGGCAGTTATTGGTGGAGCAAGGGGAACAACTCGTTCTATAACGGGTAATTTTGTCACTCCTGCAAGTAGTGCTCCAATAGCCTCAGTAAGTGGCGTTACCCAATCAGCAAGATTAGTTCTTGGCGTTGCAACTACAGACGCAACCGCAACAGTTTTAAGAAGTAACACAAGTGCGGCTGGTACAACCAACCAAGTAATCTTGCCAAACAATTCTGCCTATGTGTTCCAAGGAACTTGCATTGCTAACGTAACAGGTGGCAGTACAACATCAGGTTGGAAATATGAAGGCGTAATAAAACGAGGCGCAAATGCCGCATCAACTACGTTGGTTGCCGCAGTCACTCCTACTGTAATAGCGCAAGATCTTGCGGCGGCTACATGGGTATTGGCAATTACCGCAGACACAACAAATGGCGGCATAGCCGTTACTGTGACAGGTGCGGCGGCAACCACTATTAGGTGGGTTAGCAGAATTGAAACAACTGAGGTAACTTTCTAATGGCACTAAAAATATCTATCTCTACAAGTAGCGTTGGCTTACCTTTTACGGATGCTTACGCACGAATCACAAATATTTGGGCAACCAAAGACCAATGCCAATATCAGGTATCCGTGTCTGCAAGCGCAGATGCTAGGCAAGCCAACGCTCAAGAGGTGGCACAACATGCCTTTTATTGTGCAACTCCAACGGATAACTTGATGGAAAGCCTATATGCTGACTTAAAAAATCAAGTTGGCTTTGAAAACGCAACAGACTGCTGATAAACAATGATGTCTATAAGTTGAGGTGTACTGATGAATTCTTTCTACAACGGCGCTTTCTTTTCAGGCGGTTTCTTTTCTGATATTATCAATGCTATCGAGCAGACTTTGGTTAAACTTCGGTCATTTACCGAAAGAAGGAGATTTTAAATGGCTATTAACCTCAAAGCAATTACCTCTACGATGGGGTACCAGCAGATCACAAGTCTTAGTTCGGCGTCTAAATTAACAGTGCCAGCTAGAGATTTGAATGGTTTGGCAGGCACCCCCCGCATTGCAATCATTACCCCCGAAACCCAAGCTGTGCGCTGGCGTGATGATGGCGTAGCACCAACAGCTTCTGTTGGAATGCCTTTGGCTGCTGGCGTGACCTTGCAATATGATGGCGATCTATCTCAGATTCAATTCATAGAACAAACAGCAAGTGCAAAATTAAACATTACTTATTATTCATAACGAGGCCAAAATGAACATTTCTAACGATACTCCCGCCTTGAATTACGTTGAATATTTCACCAAACAGTTGCCTGTAGATTTGGCCACTATGGCCGCTTTGCGGGACGAATTGGCCATACGCCAAGGCGCGTTATCTGCTGCGCAAGACGCAGTGGTTGACCGTGCCAAAGCTGCCGCAGAATTGGAAACAGCCAAAAATCAAGCCGCAGAAATGGTGGCGTTAGCTAAAGACAAAAACGACAAATCCAAAATTAAGGCTGATGAGCTTGCTGCCCGCGAGCTTGATCTGGCCAACCAAGTTAAGGCGTTTGAAACTTCTAGCGCCGCGCGTGATGTTGCATTGACCACACGCGAAAAAACATCTGACACTCGTGAGATGCAACAAAAACAAACCCAAGCCGATCTTGACGCTAAAGAAGCTAAATTGACTGCGGATCAAGCAACCCTCAACGCTCGAATTCAAGCATTTCAAGACAAAGTTGCTGCGTTAAAGGCATAATATGAACAAACCGTACTGGTGCGGCTTACCAGGGAATCTTAGGATTCAAAAATGACTGAAGAAGTCCAACAACCCTTAGCGGAAGTAGACTCCGCGCCCGCAGCAGAAGTGACGGCCACTCCTGAAGCAAATGTAAATGCGCCGGAAGTCGCTGAAGAAGCAAAAGAGCCTTCACGGGTTTTTACCCAAGAAGAACTTGATGCAGCAATCGGCAAAAGGCTTGCAAGAGAACAACGTAAGTGGGAACGAGAGCAGACTCAACGTCAAGCGGAAGCCCAGACGCTGAGAGCGCCAGCAAC